TTGCTTACGCAAACATTTCCGGCAGGTCACCACGTAATGAACATTCCAGATGACGGCATTATCTTTTCGGAAGGTGTGTACGTTTCTGCGTTTACAGGTGCGAGTAACCAACTAACGATCATCCTTTCGTAGGAGGATCCGATGGCATATGATCTCCGTTCCATTTCACAGGTCGGAACATCTGAGCCATTTGAGCTACAGGTGGCTAGGGGTCAGATCCCTGGTCACTCCATTAGGAATTTGTTTGGAACAAATCCTGCAATCGGTACAACATTCCGTACAGCTTGGGAAAACAACACGGCATTGCCGTTTTTGTCGTCTGAACAAAAGCTGGATATAATAAGCACTAGCGACGATGACGCGGAAGGACCGCAGGTTTTAATCGTGGGTGTTGACGGCAACTACAACGAAATACGTGAAGTAGTTGCTTTGAATGGAACAGCGGGTTCGCAAACACAACAAAACTTTTTCCGTATAAATGACTTAATTATGTCAGCGGGTAACGCTGTTGGAGACATCACGGCAGAGTTTAACTCTGTAGTTTATGCAAAGATCATTGCAAGTCGTGGTAGGAATCAGGCTGCGGTGTTTACAGTACCTGCGGGTCATTCGTTTTACCTTGGACGGATTGATGCGTTTACCGCGACAGCTAACAACGACAATAAGATCATGACATTTAGAAACCAAATCACGTTTTCTGACGGTCGGGTTTTTGATGTGGCACAGACTAGCTTTGTTGAGCGCATGGATGTTACCCGTACACTTCCATTCAAAGTTCCAGAAAAAGCGACTATTGAGTTCCAAGTTAAGATGAGTAGCAACACTGCGGATATTGGTGTCTTTGGCGATGGCTTTTTAATTAAAGAACAGGGGACGTTATAATGCCCGCGAAGAGAAAGAAAAAAAATGTTAGCTTATCTGTGGGTCGTGGCGAGAAGCTTTCAGTCAAAAAGGGAGCAGGACTTACCGCCAAGGGTAGAGCGAAATACAACCGTAAAACAGGCTCAAATCTTAAAGCTCCAGCGCCAAGTCCTAAAACAAAAAAGGATAAAGCTCGTAAAAAGTCTTTCTGCGCACGTAGCCGTGGATGGACTGGTGAACGCGGTAAGGCAGCGCGTAGACGGTGGAAGTGTTAAAATGGAACAGAAAAACATCATTTTAACTCTCGCAACAATGCTCGTAGTGGGTATTTTTGCTAGTTATGGAATGGTGATAAAACAATGGGTTGACTGGACTACAACAACATTAGTGGATTTAGACAAAAGAACTGCTATAATGGAAGTCGAAGCGAAACACACTAACGAGATGGTAGCGGAAAACCATCAGATGTTAAAAAGCCTGATGAAAGTAGTTACAGAGGTTAGTTATGGCAATGGGAAGAGCGCAGATGGCACGACAGACATCAACTGGAAGAAAGCGCAAAACGACTAAAAAGAAAGGCGCAGACGGCAAGGCATGCTGGAAAGGCTATCGCTATGCGGGCACTAAAAATGGCAAAGACCGCTGCGTTCCAATGAAGAAAAAAAGGACTAAAAAGTGATGTGATGTTTACGGCTGTTGTTCTCGTCTGCATGCAAAGTAACTGCTTTGCGATTGGTGGCCCAGGTTTCCAAACAGAAGAACAATGTGTCGCAGACTTGATGAATAACGGTTTTCCCTCGATACAAATTAAGTACAGAGGTTATGAAATAATTTCAGCACAATGCCTCAAGTGGGAAGAAAGGAAAGTAGAATCGTGACCGTTTCAAACTCTAAAGATTTCGAAATAGATGTAGCGGAGTACATCGAGGAGGCTTTTGAACGGTGCGGTTTAGAGGTCCGTACAGGGTACGATTTAAAGACCGCTCGTCGCTCTATGAACCTATTGTTTGCCGATTGGGCGAACAGAGGATTAAATCAGTGGACAATCAAGCAAAGAACCGTTGCGATGGTACAAGGAGATGGTGAATACGATCTAGGTGCAGATGTCATTGACATTGTAACTGCAGCGATTCGTCGTAACGATGTGGACTATACTCTCGACAGAATCGGTCGTGATGAATTTCTTGCCATTCCAACCAAAGAAACAACAGGTCGTCCAACACAATATTTCTTAGATCGTCAAATCACCCCGAACCTTCAGGTTTGGCCTAAGCCAGATAACAGCACAGATGTTATTGTGTATAACTGTCTAACTCGCATTGACGACGCGGATTCTCCAACTAATACAGTTGATATGCCATTTAGATTTTATCCTTGTTTGGCAGCAGGTCTTGCTTATTACATTTCGATGAAGCGAGCCCCCGATAGAGTTCAGCTTTTGAAGGCTGCATATGAAGAAGAATTGCGCAGAGCAATGGATGAAGATCGTGACCGTGCATCGTTCCAAATAACTCCAAGCTTAAGGAATTACCGCATTGTCTAGATTCGCTTCAGGTAAAGACGCATGGGGAATATCCGACCGTTCTGGCTTCCGCTACCGTTTGCGGGACATGAAGAAAGAATGGAATGGTTTACTTGTTGGTAAAGATGAATTTGAGGTAAAACATCCGCAGCTTGAGCCTTTGCATGTTCCTGCAGATCCTCAGGCTATCAAAGACCCAAGACCAGACCGCATTGAGCCTAAAGTTGAGGTTCTTCTGAAGCTCAATGCATTCGCTTCATCTGTTGGCACAAATGTTATAACAGTTACAGAACCTGGTCACGGTCGTGAGACAGGTGATGTTGTTCGATTTAGAAAAGCTCTTGGTTTTGCAGGTGTGACTTCAGCAAACATTAATAAAGCGGCTGGATATTCAATTACAAAGGTTAACGCAGACACCTATACATTTAACGTAGATGGTAGCGCGGCTAACGCTACACTGCGCGGTGGCGGTAAATCCGCATCTGCAGGCCCAGTTACGGTGGAGGCATAGATGGCGTTTACATATGCGCAGCTAAAACAAGCAATACAGGATTATACAGAAAACTACGAAACGACTTTCGTAAACAACCTTCCTGTATTTATTCGAGTCGCAGAAGACAAAATTCTCAAGCAAGTCCAGCTAAATCTGTTTCGAAAAACACAATCATCAACGTTTGTCGTCGGTAATAAATATATAAACTTGCCTGATGACTTTTTGGCACCCTTTTCGTTGTCATATGTGAAGAATAACGAAAAAGAATATGTTGAATTTAAAGATGCAAGCTTCGTTCAATCCTACTCACCTGACAGTACGGTGACTGGAGATCCAAGATATTATGGTCAGTTTGACAACGTAAACTTTGTACTGGGGCCAACACCTGGAACTGCATATCCGTTAGAGCTCAGTTATTACTATTCGCCTGTGAGCTTAACGCAAGACTCTGCAGGTGATAATGCAACAAGCTGGTTAAGTATAAACGCTGAGACGACACTCTTATATGCGGCTCTTGTAGAGTCGGCTATCTTTATGAAGGCCGAGCCTGATGTTATGCAAATGTACCAGCAGCGTCTGCAAGAGGGTATTATGCAACTTAAAATGCTTGGTGAAGCGAAACAAACTACTGATTTGTATCGTTCTGGCCCAGTTGTGAGAGCTAAACAATGAATGTAATTGATGTGAAAGTTCACACAACAAACAATAGGGGCCATACACCAGAAGAAGTGGCCTCTTTTTGCGTTGATAGGCTTATGCACGTTGCGGACACCGCCCCGCCTGTAATTAAAGATCAGGCTCAAGCATTTAAAAATAACATGAAATCTGTTATAGAAGAGCATATAAAACTGGGTATTTCCAGCGACCGATTAACTGTGTATACTGCATTAAAAGACGCAGGTCACCCAGAACTTGCTGAATTAATAAGGAGATTGTAATGGCAATTACTCCAGGCCTGACAACATCATTTAAAGAAGAACTGCTTCTTGGCGGTCATGACTTTAGTACGTCAGGGGCATCAGCAGGTGAATTTACCATAGCTATTTATGTAAACGTTTCTGACACTTTAGGGCCAGACACAACTACATTTACAACAAGCGAAGAAATACCCTCCAGTAACAGTGGCGCTGGTGGTTATACAAGCGGTGGAACCGCTCAGGCTTTGTTAGATAATGCTTTGACTGTTAGCCAAACACCTACGAATGGTGGGTCAGGGTCTACTATTTTCACAAGCTTTGCGAACAAAACATTCACAGGTGTGACTATTATTAACGCAAATGCCGCGATGGTTTACAACAACAATCCTCAAGGCAATGCGGGCGGACGAACGAAGCCTGCTGTTGCAATACTCGATTTTGGTGGCGCGAAAAGCGCTAGTGGAGGCAACTTCACTATTCAATTCCCAACTGCTGACGCATCTCAGGCTATTATAAGGATTTCGTAATGCCTCTTGTGTTTGATAGAGTAAAAGAGTTGTCAACATCAACTGGAACTGGAACTTTCTCTTTGAATGGGGCCGTTCCTGGGTTTCAGTCTTTTGATAGTGTCTTTAACTTAAACGACACTTTTTACTATTCAATAGCGGCAGATGATGGCTCTTGGGAGACTGGCACTGGAAAGTATCTTGGTTCAAATACAATAGAAAGAACGACAGTCTTTGAAAGCTCTAATGCTGGAAGCCCAGTTGGGTTTGCCTCAGGTTCAAAGGATGTGTTTGTCACATATCCAGCAAAAAAATCAATAACAACAGACACGGCTGTGGCCCTGTCTATAGCACTAGGATAACGTTATGGGTAAGCGATTAATATTTGATTATACTTTTGATGCTTCAGCAAAAACCATAACGCTGAAGGACGTCTACGCTCAAAAACGTTTTCTTTTGATTACAAACGTTACTTCTGGGGATATTATTTACCAGTTCAACGATAACGCTGTAGGCTTCCAAAATATAAGTTTTGATTACGACAATTTCCAGACCACATTAACTTTGGATTTTGACACAACGGCAATGAATGACACTGACGAGCTTCAAATCCTGTTGGAGGAGGAAAGCACTGACATAACAGTAAATGACAGGTTTGTTGACCCAGTTTCAAAAATTCGTGTTTCAAATCCAGAAAACCTAATTGATACCGACTTTGAATACGGACTTCAGTCTACAAAGTGGGAAACTTTAGAGCTTACAAACAACATCCCAACTTTCTTTAGCCGTAGTGGAGATTTCGACATCCCCATTGCAGCTATGGAAGTTCAAGCTGGAAGTGATGTTATTACAGTAACAACATCAATTGATCATGGGCTTCAGCGAGGATCTCCGATCATTATCCAATCATCTGGAAGTGTTTCCGCAGACGGTGGCTTTGTTGTTGGGAGTGTCCTTAGTGATACAGCATTCAACTACAAAGCAAAATCTACGTTCATAACAACAAGAAGTATTAAGGATACGTTTACTCAGCTATTCCCTGGATCTATTTATTCTGGAACAGAATTTAAACTAACTAGCATTGGCGGAATTACTACCGATGGCGCTGATCCCAGTACTTTAACAGTAAGCACGCAGTTTCCAACAGACTTTAACAACGGCACTGCAATGGCGCTGTCAAACACTTTTGCTAAGTCTACTATCACATTTGATACAGATGGAGTAGAAACTGCTAACGTTAACTCAGTCGATATTAGCTATACTAACGCAACGGCGACGGGCGAAACTGGCGGTTTTAACTACGGTGGTGTTGCGGCTTTTGCATGGCAGCCTCGGCCAACCAACACAATAGACCGTATGCAGCGAAAGTACTTTACGGAAGATGAGATCACCGTAAATACAAGCAACAATACAATTACATTCCCTGAGCCTCATGGGTATTCAACTTATGATCTTATAACCTACATATGCGACGACAGTACAAACACCCGTATTGGCGGGATGGATTCTATGCGTTCGTATTTTGTCATCGTTCAAGATAGTACAACGATAAAACTTAGAAAGCTTCGTACCTCTAGTACCTTTTACGATGTAAATTTGACTGCTCAAGGTGTATTTGGTGGAGTATCTAGATCATGTTTCGCTGCGACATATTTGCAATACTACTGGCGAGGTCGTTATTTTTACACTGGATATTTTTATGCAGATTCTTCTACTAACACATCTACGCCATGGATTTACGATGAATTAGGCTTTACAGGAACAGAAGCAACAAGTGCAGTTATTTCTGTCGAACATTTTGGTTATAGCGGCAATCCGTATCTCCGCGACATGCCAGCAAATAGATGGTATGGTCCAAACGGAAGTGGTTCAGGCCTTAGCAACAACTACGGCAAAAACAGTAGCTACGATTACTACTTGGTGGCTTATAGCACCACTTATAGGTACATGGCTCGTTACCGCTTTAGCGACACCTCTACAAGTTACCTTACAGGAAGTACTAACTACGGCAACGATCAGGGCGTAATGCCTATATCGTTTAATACTCAAAGATGTAGTTTTTGGGTGCCAAATCATGGAATCACAAAAACTACTATAGGTACCATTACCGCCACAACTGGTACTCTTCCGAACCCACTTTCAAGTGGATCAGCTTATCAGTTGGTGCCAATTAGTGATAATCGACTTGCGGTAAATGATCTGAGCGGAAACACAATTGTATTTAGTACCGCAGGTACAGCAAATCTAGTTTACAGGGTTCAGGCCACAATTGGTCTTTCAACTGCGAACACGATAGATATTCCAGGAAACACTCTTAATGAGGGTGACGCAATTGAATATGATACTCAAAGTGGAACTGCTATAGGTGGTCTTGTTGATGGCACAACATATTATGCGGCTTTAAAACAAGGCGACTCGTTTAAAATATCAACAACACAAAACGTCTATGGAGACACTGCTTCTACTTTGGCCCAAAGCTCATTTTCATGGGTAAGCATTAGTGGCAATTATGTTGTTATGAATTCAAACCCATACAGTACGGGTGATGCTGTAATTTATGCATCTACATCTCCAATTGTAGGTTATGAAAGCGGAAGAATTTACTGGGTTCGTTCCTTAGGTGGAAATAACTACGCACTTTATAATTCTGAGGCGGATGCTAACGCCAACACAAACCGCGTAGTAATTTATGGATACGGAAGTGGGCGAGGAAACTTTACTGGAGTCAACATTGTAGATTTGACGAGCAAGCCTTCTCCTGCAGAAACACATAGATTTATTGCTGACTTTGTCGGCGCTGCGGATGGGAACTTTTCTGTCGCCTCTACTGCAACTGATGGTCTTTCCTTCACATTTGACGCAAACAACGAAATTCAAGCGCGTACAAAAGTAGTAACTGCTCAAACAGCAAATGCTATTCCGTTGGATGCATTGTACATTCCGAACCATGGATTTATTACTGGAGATACAGTCACATACACAACATCTGGAACTACAAACATTTCAGGTTTGAGTAGCGGATCTACTTATTATGCCATCCGAAAAAACAAAGACTTTCTGCAGTTTGCAACCTCAGAAAATAACGCTATATTGAAAACGCCAATATCTCTTACAGAGTCAGGATCAAGTAGCTCTGAACTCACTGGTACAATTTCCCTTCAGCCTACAACAATTGTTGGATCTTTTAATGGCGCTGGAACTATTAGCTACACTGGGTCATCAAAAAGAATAGATGGGGTAGATACAAACTTTACTTCATACTTTAACAAAGGCGATTCATTTTTCATAAATATTCCAGAGGCAGGGACAACTACATCTATTACTGGTGTAAATACATCCAGTGATGTTTTCACAGCTACAGCGCATGGCATAACAACAGGTCAAGCAATTCGTTTTTCTGGCACTTCTGCCCCAGGTAACATTAACTTCAATAATGTTTACTTTGCAAATGCGGTAAACGCAGATACGTTCTCTGTGCATTATACAGCTACTGACGCTAACTCTGTAACAAACAAAATTCAGTTATCGACAACTGGTACAGACTGTTTTGTTACAAACATGAGTGATGCGGGGGATATCCACGAGGCGGACATTGACTTTGTAAACTCTGATACGCAAATTACCACTGTTGATGATTTGCCAGCTACAGATCAATCAGACATAAATTACTTGCAAACGACATCATTGCTATTGCGTCCTGATGGGTTTGCTCTTCACCGTCCTTATGATGGTGGCGTTGAACTTATTCCACCGACAAACCCAGACAGTCAGATGATACGTCAAACACGTAAGTATTTCCGTTATCAATCTGGTAAAGGGATTCAGGTTTCATTCGCGGTCAACTTTAGCCCAACCTCTCAGATTGATACGTTTACAAGAACTGGGTCAACAGGTCGAATTGTAACTCGATTCCCTCACCGCCTGTCTGAAGGATTGCAGATCAATGTCAGTGGTTCAACAAACATTTTAGACACAATCGCAACAGAAAACATTAATGTGACTGTTGCAAGTGATGGCGGTAGTAACCGTTTTTATGCTGGGTCTGATGAGTATCCGCTTACCCTATACGAAGGTCGTACATACAGATTTGATCAAAGTGACAGTTCAAACTCAGGTCATCCATTTAGGCTATCCGAACAAGAAGACGGCACACATAATCCAAGCGGTACAGGCACAGAGTACACAACTGGGGTAACAAAAGTTGGTACTCCTGGGACATCTGGAGCCTATTTGGAAATTACTGTCGCAACAGGTGCGCCAACCTTATACGCCTATTGTGAAGTCCACTCAGGCATGGGCTTCCAAATTAATACTCCAGTTGATCCAGACAACAATCAGAAAAACCTATGGAACGGACTTCATGAGGTTACTAACGTTGTAGATGAGTTCACCTTTGAGGTAGAGCTTGATGGTACGCCTACAGATCCTGTTGCTAGAGGGGTTGTTGAATACTATGTCCAGCAATGGGAAAACAGTGCCCTGCGTTGTGGGTTGTTTGACGACCAAAACGGTATCTTTTTTGAATATGATGGATCAACCTTGTACTGCTGTCGCAGAAGCTCTATTCGTCAAATTTCTGGATATGTGAATGTTCAGTTCAGATCTAGTGCGGTAACAGGTCAAGATACAAAGTTCTCATCTCAATTAAATGTAGGAGATTACGTTGTAATTAAAGGATCGTCTCACCGCGTATCCAGAATTGACAGTGATAATTTAATGTACATTGTGCCTAGCTACCGTGGTGTAGAGGCTGAAAAAGTTATTGTTACAAAAACAGAAACCACTCGGATTCCACAAACGGCATGGTCATTAGATCCCTGTGATGGAACAGGATACACAGGCTTCTATCTGGATATTAACAAAATCCAAATGGCCTACATCGACTACTCATGGTATGGCGCAGGTAAAGTTCGTTTTGGATTTAAAGACCAGCACGGTAACGTTCGTTATGTTCATAGCTTTGTGCATGGCAACTTCTTTACAGAAGCTTACATGCGTTCTGGTAACATTCCCGCAAGGTATGAAATTCAAAACGTAGGAGTTCCAACATACGTTCCTGCTTTGGCCCACTGGGGTACATCGGTTATTATGGACGGTCGCTTTGACTCAGATAAGGCTTATATCTTTAACGCCACATCTCAGTCGATTACACTTACTGGTGCATCTCAGCTAACAGCCGATGGTAAGATTGATTACCTAGGAACATATAGAGCAATTATTGGTAATCGATGGCGTACTGTTGGATACGGTATATTGCTGGACAGCGCGTCTTCATCTCTTAACCAAGTTAACGCTGGGACAGTGATAACAGGTGCAGGCTTGGCGGCAAACACTAAAGCCGCAAACCCCAGTGACACTAGGGTTTCCCCTTATCAACCTTACTTGCCTTCTTTTACAACCTACGAGGGACAAAATTTCGGAACGGGTGCGACCAGAAACCTTTTGCTAATTGACAGGGCACCTACAGCGACCTCAGGCACTAGCAGCACATACAATATTGGTGAAGCTACTGGCGGCGATGTGAACGTTACCAAAGAAGTGCCTCTAATTAGTGTTCGATTGGCCCCATCAGTTGACACAAGCGCTCCAGGATTTTTGGGCGAGCGAGAGATTATCAACCGAATGCAGTTGAT